CTCAGTCGGCTCGACCGTGATGGTGACGGCATTCCATGTGAGTCGCTATGCCGATGATTATTGCTTCACCTCCATCTCCACCCGCGTCGTAAACCCGCTCTCATTCACCGAATGGGCCAGGCGCTCAATGATCCAGTCGTTGCCGTCGATATCGGCCTTGTAACCCGCCACGGTCACTGTGGTCTCGGGTATCAGCGTTGCTTCCCCATGTGCCCGGTTAATGGTCAGCTTTGACAGGGCACGGTTGAGTGAGCGCAGCTCCGCAGTCGCGGCCAGCATGGCCTCCTCCTGCGACGAATAGGTGTGACGCAGTACTTTTGTGACGTCTTCGGTGCCGGCGGTTTCGGTCTTTTGCTCGCCGGTTTCCGTATCGTGCCAGTGAGCCTGCACGCCGGTGTAACGGTTGGGCCTGTCTGTTTTGCTGAATGAATGCGTGTCCCCTTCCTGGCGGTGCAGGGTAACGGCGGGAATCGCCTGCCCGGTGGCCGTCAGTCCAGATCCGGCCGGTGCAAAAATCAGCCGCCCATCTTTGATGGCATGCACAGCATCAAACCGCTGGCCCAGTCGCAGCAATAGGTTGTGGTCCGATTCATCAGTCTGGTCGATGTGATCGATCTGTATCCCGTACAGGCTGCGGTCCAGCACAGGCATCAGGCCACTGCGACCGGCAATGATGCCGAGGATGATACCGAGAGTGAGCTTGTGCCAGCTCTCTTGCCGCTTCTGTTTCAGTGGGCTGACAAAGTCGGCAGATCGGGCGCGAACGGTGAGGATATCGGGTGGGCCTGAGTGGCTTGCCTCGTCCAGCAGGAATTTGCCCTTGTATGTCAGGTCACCCTCCCAGCCGATCCAGACCTGTATTTCTGAACCAGTGGGCGGGATTGGAATGCGCCCATCGTGGTCAGAAATGACCAGATCCAGCTGGTCGGCTTTATCGCCGCGCTCGTCGGTCAGGGTGAGGTTGACCAGGCGGCCGCTGACCTGTGGGGTGATGTCGTTGCCATTGACCTGTAACCGGTAGCTGGGTTTGTACCCTCTCATCGCAGCAGCTCCCTGGCGTTGGTCAGCATCCCCGCCATATCGATCAGGTTGTCATCAACCCGGGCGATCGTCAGAGAGAATTCCAGCCGACGTGGCCGGCTGTCGATTCTGTGCAGGGTGCCGGTTTCTGTCAGCCCCTCCATCACCCACAGCCCGAATACGGTACCGGTGGCATCCACCAGTACCTGTGGCAGGCCCTGGTCTGCCTGCATGCGCAGCTGGTCAACCGAAGTGGCATCGCCGGCCAGTTCGGGTGCTATCCAGCCGCTGAGGGTTATTACATCATCCCCCTGGCCTACGTACTGCCGGGCAGGGCGTTGTCCCACCCGGTTGTTTGCAGCCCATCGCCAGTTGTTCTGGCGCTGCAGCTGCTGGTAACTCAGGGTACTAATGCCGAATACAAACCGGCCCAGGCACATCAACATGGTCAGTCCTCATCACTGAAGTGTGAGCGGGTGGCGGCCAGCTGCTGCTCGTGCAGGCGCTGAATCTCCACCGCCACCAGGCGTGCAACGGCATGCTCATCCATGCCGGGTGCAGCATGAACGTGGATCTCGCCGATGCTCAGGCTATTGCTGGCCGGTGCGGCCTGCCGCGGTTGCAGGGCCGGGCGGTTGTCGAACTGGATGCCACCGGCGCCGGCCATTTCCGGTTGCGCCCCAGGTTCGTCAAGGCCGAGCTGTTCACCCACCCAGCCACCGGCCGCCTTGAGTTTGTCGAAGGCGCTGTTCTTCAGGTTGCCCAGGGCGCCCGAGACGGACGAGGCGATGTTGGTGATTTTGTCCTTCACCGCCGTAATGCCGCCCATCAAGCCGCTGATCAGCCCCTGAATCAGGTTGGCCCCGAACTCGCTGAACTTGGCGGGCAGCTCGATGCCGATCAGCCCCAGGCCTTTCTGAATGGCGGTATAGACCAAACTGATGGGATTCCAGTTGAGCAGCAGGTTCCCGGCTGCGCTGAGAGCCTTGCTGAATACCTCGCTCAGTTGGGCGGGCATCTCAATGCCCAGTTGTGACAGCCCTGCGCGTATACCCTTGTACAGCAGCCCGAGCGGGGACCAGTTGAGCAACAGGGCGCCGACCCCGGCGATACCGCCGCTGAATGCCTCTTTCACCTGCTGCCACATACCGACAAAAAACGCCTTGATGGGCTCCCAGTTGCGGTAGATCAGATAGGCAGCACCGGCGATCGCGGCAACGGCCAGCCCGATCGGGTTGGCCACCAGCGCGGCTGTGATCGCCTTGATGCCACCGGCCACCAGTGGAAGGGCAACTTTGCCCAGTGTTAGCAGTACGGGCCCGAGTGCTTTGAACATGCCCAACAGGGGCGCCATCTTCATCAGACCGGCGATGCCGAACATGACTGTGCTGGCTGCCAGTCCCAGTGCGCCCAGTGTGGTTACAACGGTTGCCATTACGGCGGCAACAGTTACCAGCGTAGCAGTGAGCTTGGGGTTTTCGTTCATCCAGCTGCCAATGCCGCGCACTACGCTGGTGATGCTCTGAATCACGCTGCGCAGCGGGCCGTTATTGGTTTCAAACAGCGTGATTTTTACATCGGACCACGCAGAGGCGAGCGACTTGATATCGCCGCTTGCGTTGTCAGCCATGGTCGCGGCCATGCGCTTGTTTTCGCCCTGTACGTTTTGCAGCTCATTGAGCAGTGAGTCCAGTGCGCCATCACCCATTTTGGCGACCAGCTCGGCCATGCCGGAGCCTGCCTCGGCCCCGAAAATACTCTGCAGAATGTTCTTGCGCTCGGCGTTGCCCATGTCCTGTGTGGCATTGTTGATATCGCGCAAAATGTCGGGCATGGCGCGCAGGTTGCCCTCAGCGTCTGTTACCGATAGCCCTATAGCGTCCATGGCATTACGCCCGGCTTTGGCCGGTGCAGTCAGCCGGTTCATCATGGCGCGCAGCGTGGTGCCTGCCTGGCTGCCTTGAATACCGATGTTGCCCAGCACGCCGGACATGGCAGCGGCTTGCTCCAGCGTGTAGTCAAGGTCAGCCGAGCCGCCCAGGTACTTCATCGTCTCGCCCAGCATCTCCAGGTTGACGTTGGCACGTGAGGCGGTGCCAGAGAGTACATCGGCTACCCGCGTCATGGCGCCTTCGGCCTCAGGGTCAATGGCAAAGGCACCGGCAATGTTCGAGGCGATATCGGCGGTGCGTGCCAGTTCGGTGCCGTTGGCGGTAGCCAGTGCCAGCATGTCACCCATGCTGTTGGTGATCGCATTGGTTGAGAAGCCTGCACGCGCCAGGAAGGTTTGCCCGGCGGCCACTTCGGTAGCACTAAAGGCCGTTGCCGCACCCAAATCACGCGCTTGGCTGCGCAGAGCCGCCAGTTCCTCGCTGTCTTTTGACAGTCGGCTGACGGCCTGCAGCTCGCTGATGGCAGAGTCAAACTCAATGCCGTCTCCCATCATGCCGAACATGCCGCCCAGTGCTTTCTGGCCGCCGTATAGCCCCACGGCGCTGTGCCCTGCCAGCGTCATGGCGCTGCCGCGAATGTTATCGGCCTTGGCCTTGATTTCGTTCAGCCTTTGCTGCTCAGCAGCCAGCGAAGCCAGTTTCTTCTTCTGTTCATCAATGGTCCCGTTGGCTTGCCGCATTTGCCGCTGCAGGCTGTTCTGGTGACGGTCGAGCCGGTCGGTATGGATACCGCTTTGGCGTAGCTGTTGGCCCAGCTGTTGCAGTTTGTGCTGGTTGCCCTGGTGGGCGTCTTTCAGTTTTCGGGCCGTCGCGCTGGCTTGCTCAAATTCGCGTTGCAGTTTTTTGGTAGGGGTGGCCGTGCTTTTCAGTTCGCGTGCCAGTGCAGCCGCTTTCTGCTGCTGTTCACGCAGGGCGTTGCCGCTATCACGGGTCGCTGACTCCAGCTTGCGAAAGCTGGAGATATCCTGTTGCTGCTGCTTGAGGGTTTTCAGCTGCTCCTGCGAGGCCTTCAGGGCTTCAGCCGTTTTGCCGCCATCGCGGGTAATGGCTTTGAGGGGTGCGCTGGCTTTGTTGATGGTGTCCAGTATGAGCTGGACGCGCAGATCACGCGCCATGGCGGCGCGCCTCTGCAGGGTGAATCAGTCTTGGGGTTTCCCGAACACGTTGCGCAGCGCAGTGCCGATGAGCGAGCCAACGCCGTACAGTGCGCCGAAGCACATGAACAGCAGCAGTGCTACGAGTGTCCAGATGATCAGGTGCGCCATGGTTCCGGCTCCTGTGTGGGTGTGTGGTCATCATAGCAAATTCACGCTCCTGTTGCTGTTACGTGCCGCCGGAATCACCCTCCCAGCGCCTGCGCGCCCGTTCTCGCCAGTCCATCAGTTCAAACAGTTCCAGGTCGGCCATGTCGCAGGGCCGCCAGTGGAACACCATGGCGATGTCCGCCATGGCTTCGTCCACGCTTACAGGTACGCTTCTTCCTTGCGCTGCTTCTGCACGAAAAAACCCACCAGCTCCGTGCCTACGGCGGTCAGGTCGGCCGGGTCCATGTTGTCTACGTCCTGCTCGGTCAGGGTGGGGTGGCTGATGCGCGGCAGCAGCTTTTTCAGGCTGTTCACGTCCAGCTGCAGCACATCCTGCAGGCTCAGGCCACGCAGCTCACCGGATTTCGGTTTGCGCAGGGTGATCACGTCAATCACCTGGTCGCCGCGCTTGATCGGCTCGTCGAGCATGACGGAGTAGGGTGGTAGCTCTTTGGCTGTGGTGGTGACTTCGTTCAGGTCCAGATCAGATTTTTCGGTTTTCATGGTGTGCATCCCGTTGCAGTGAAAAGGGCCGGGCAGTTGCAGCTGACCGGCCAACGTCGATGATTAAAGGCCGATTGCGCGGCGCTGGTTTGCGAGGCGGTCCTGCCCGTTGACGATCTCAACCATGTTGATCAGGTCGATCTCGATCAGTGGTTCACCGTTGATGCTGAGCTTGTAGTAGCTCAGTTCTGATGTGACTTTGAATTCGGTGCCTTCGCCAGGCTTGGCGTTGCCCGGGTCGATCTTGCTGTGACGGCCGCGCGCGACCACTTCAACGGCATCAACGTCGCCGCTGTCATCGCGCTGGTATGCACCGGCAAAGCGCAGCTGAACGCCATCGTGCGTGGTAATGCCATACTGACGCAGGGCATCGTCCATGAGCCCTCCGCAGGTCCATTCCATGGACAAGGCCTCCTGGCCATGATCCGTCTTGACGGGGCCGTTCATACCGCCACCCCGCCAGTCTTCCATTGTGCGTTCCAGTACCGGCAGGGTCACTTCACCCACTTCACCGACATAGGAGATGCCATCGTTAAACAGGTTCATGTTCTTGAGTTTGCGTGGCAAAGCCATGGGCTGTCCCTCCTGTTATGTGGTGATCTGGCTGGCCAGATCGACCAGGTAGCGATCAGTGATGCGCTGGTGGAACATGAGGTTTTCCAGCGGCGGTACCGGGGTGTAGTCGTAGTCGATATAGAGCTTGCCGCTCTTCAGCGTTTCAGGGCTGTTGACGCTGTCGTCATACCAGGCCGTGCCGTCGATGATGTACCCCAGTGACTTCAGCTCGCGGAACTTGGCGTTGATGCTCTCGATGATGTCGCGGATCAGGCTTGCATGCATCGGCTTGTCGATCGCCCACATATGGGCATCGGCCATGGTGTCGGCCAATACCTGCGCCGTGCGAACGGCGCTCTCAAACGCAAACAGCGGATCTTCGGTGCAGGTGCGCGACCCCCAGAAACGGAAGCCTTTGCTGTTGACCAAGGTGGTGACTTCGGCCGCGTTCAGGTAGCCGGCATCGGTTGCAGGGTTCAGCAGATCAAAGTAGATGTCTTTACTGATACCCGTCACCCCGTTTACAGGGACGTTTGACAGGGTTTTGTGCCAGCCCTGTTCTTCATCGATTTTGGCGCGCAGGCCCAGCGCACGGGCAGTGGCGTGCAGTGTGGTCGATGCATTGGCATCGGAATCCCAGCCGATGAATTCCGGCCAGATCACCATGACTTCACGCTGGCCGAAATTCTCGCGGTAGGTGACGGCCTCTTCTTTTGTCGCGGCACCAAATGCACTGATATAGGCAAACGCTCGCAGCGGCTGTGCAATGCCTGCCAGTTCAGTCGCCACGGGCAGGTCATCAAGCCCCGGCACCCCCAGAATGCGGGGCTTCACACCCACGCGAGACTCGGCAGCCAACAGTGCCTTCATGCCGGTGTA